GGACTGACTCAGTTTATTGTGCCTCACGAGCCAAGTGATACATCTTTGGTGTATCAATGCACCAACCACAGCAGTATGGTTGGGAACATAACGATAGTGTAGGAGGGTCTGATGGCTTTTAACGGAAATTTTTTATGCACCTCCTTTAAGAGTGAACTGTTTCAAGCCGTTCATAATTTTAGCAGTCATACTTTCAAGATAGCTTTGTTTACAAATAGTGCCACCCTTAACGCAAGCACTACGGCATATTCTACGAACAATGAAATAGTGGGATCTGGGTATAATGCAGGCGGAGCAAGTCTTTCAAATGTAAGTGTGAATACTAGCGGAACCACAGCTTTTATTGATTTCAATGACGTGTCGTTCTCAAACTCTACCATAACGGCTAGAGGAGCACTTGTTTACAATTCCAGTGCCTCTAACAAAGCAGTTGCCGTATTTGACTTTGGCTCGGATAAATCCTCATCCTCCTCAACATTCACAATAACAATACCAACAGCGGATGCCAGTAATGCAGTTATAAGGATTGCTTGATGTCGTATACTTATGCACAGCTAAAAACAGCTATCCAAGATTACACGGAGAACACTGAGACTTCGTTTGTAACCAACTTGCCCACGTTTATTAAGAATGCTGAACAGCGCATATTCAAGCTTGTTGATCTAGAACTCTTCCGCAAAAACGCTACCTCAACATTATCACAGGATGATCCGTTTCTTTCTGTCCCTTCTGATTACTTAGCGTCCTTTTCCTTGTCAGTTACTAACAGTAGTTCTAAAGAATTCCTGTTACAGAAAGACGTGAACTTTATCCAGGAATACAATCCCAATCCAGCGACAACTGGTATTCCTAAATATTATGCTTTTTTTGATATCGACAACTTTATTGTAGCTCCGACGCCAAGCTCAAATCTTGCTGTCGAGCTTCACTATTATTATAGACCTGCCTCATTAACAGCAGGAGCGGATTCTGGTACAACATGGTTAAGCGAGAACGCTCCCAATGCCATGCTTTACGGGTCTTTGGTCGAAGCATATACTTACATGAAAGGTGAGCAGGACATGCTTACCATGTATGAGAAGCAGTTTACAGAGGCGTTGTCTCGTATTAAGGATCTGGCAGAGGCCAGAGAAAACAGCGATGCGTATCGCAGGGGTTTGCCGGATAGACCCCGTACATAAGGAGTAAAAGATGGCAACTTCAAATGCAGCAACCAACTATACAGAACACGCGATATTGCAGTTTCTGTTTAAAAATAATACGGAGAGTTTTGCTTCTCCCGGAAACAGTATCTATGTCGGTTTAGCCACCGCAGTCAGTAGTATCGAAACAGGCTCTGTTACTGAGGCAGACTTTACCAACTATGCAAGGCAGCAGGTGGCGGCTTCTGGTTGGACAGTTCCTGCTGTTGGCACAGACGCACAGACAGCTACAAATGCAGCGAACATTGAGTTCCCAGCATCGGGTGGTGGCGGAGATGATGTTATCACACACGTTTTTGTTGTAGACGCAGCAAGTAGCGGAAACATCCTGTTTGTAGGTGCTTTGGACGCAAGTAAAACCATAGCCTCTGGGGATATCTTCCGCATCAACACAGGCAACCTGTCTATAGAGTTGAAGTAACATGGCTCTTGTTATTGCTGATAGAGTAAAGGAAACGACCACGACAACTGGCACGGGTACATATACTCTTGCGGGGGCTGTTACTGGTTTTGAGACTTTTGGTTCTGTAGGCAATAGCAACACGACATTTTACGCCTGCACAGACGGTACTGACTTTGAGGTTGGAGTTGGAACGTACACGTCATCCGGCACGACATTGGCGCGTACAACCATCTTGCAGTCCAGTAACAGTGACAATGCTGTGAGTTGGAGTTCTGGGACTAAGACGATTTTCTGCACGTTGCCAGCAGAAAAGACAATACATACCGACAACCTTCAAACACAAGGCGCATCTTTCTTTGCTAGTCCTGATGACGCCACTGCATTGGCTATAGCGTTAGGATGATATCATGGCGAACACATTCAAGGTAAAAACAAATGATGCGATGCCGTCTAGCGCGGGAACGCCATTAACGCTTTACACCGTACCCTCCAGCACAACGACAGTTATTTTAGGACTGATGCTTTGCAATGTGCATACGTCACAAGTAACTGCTAGTGTTAAACTAGAATCAGATACAAGTGACACGGAAACGAATTCGAATGTTTTGCTTGTGAAGGACATACCGATTCCCGTTGGTTCAACAGTTGAGCTATTGTCAGGAAACAAAGTTGTCATGCAGACAACAGATGTTCTCAAGATTGATTGTAGCGTAGCCGCAAAGATAGACGCAGCACTAAGTATTATGGAGATCACCTAATGCCTTATCTTGGTAATGGTATTTCTAAATTTACCACAGCAGATGATCTGACTGTAAGCGGTGATGCTGACATAGACGGCACCACTAACCTTGATATCGTAGATATTGACGGTGCTGTAGACATGGCGTCTACGCTGACTGTGACGGGCAATGTTCTAGTTGGCACTACCACAGAGGGTATATCAGATTATGGCGACACCCTAACTATCGCTGACACTGATCACGCTGGGATGACAATCCGTAGCGGGACAAGCAGCGAAGGCAATGTGTATTTTAGTGATGGTACGTCTGGGGATGCGGAATACAAAGGCATCGTTAAGTACGACCACAGCAGCAACGCAATGTCATTTTGGTCAAATAGTTTACGTCGTGTAACCATTGATAGCAGCGGTAGCGTCGGAATTAATGCTGTTCCATCGGCGTGGTCAGCGGATAACGGTGTTATTCAAGTTGGCAATAGTTCGGTGGCAAACTTTAGCAACGGAGCGTATTTTACTGCAAATTCTTACTATGATGGCAGCAACAACAGGTACATTGCATCGGATGAGGCCAGCCGTTATTATCAAGCAAGTGGTATTCATATTTGGCAAACAGCAGCGGCTGGAACTGCTGGTGATGCTATTTCGTTCAGTGAAAAAATGCGCCTTGACAGTGGCAATCTGCTGGTTGGCAAGACTAGCAGCGACGTTGGAACTGCTGGTAGCGAGGTTACACCAACATATATTTCTGCCACGAGGGCTAGTAACTCTCCTTTGTTTTTAAATAGAACGAGCAGCGATGGTTCTATAATTACGTTTAGAAAAGACAACTCAGCGGTTGGTAACATTAACACAGGTTCAAATCTTTTAGCTATTGAATCTACCGGAAATTCAACTGGTTTACTTTTTGGAACAGACAACATTTTTCCAAGACGAAACTTGGCGTTGAGTGATGCCACTAACAACTTGGGCAGTGCTTCATATCGTTTCCAAACTGGATTTTTCTCAGCAGGGATTCAAGCAAGATATCACTATAGTGGTGGAGATACAGACACATACATAGATTTTGCTACTGGTAATCTAATCAAGTTTTTCACTGCTGGTGGCGAGAGGGGCAGATTCACTAATAGTCAATTTAAGGTAGGTAAAACCGCTGATGGATTAAATGTTACAGGACATGAACTTGGCGATGATGGCTATGTATATCATATCAGAAACGGCAGTATCATGTGGCTTAAAACTACTGCATCAAGTGCTAATGCCATTACATTTATGCAAAGCGCAAGCACTGTTGGTAGTATTGTGATTAATTCATCTAGCACTACCTACAACACCTCATCAGACCGCCGCCTAAAATCTAATATCCAAGATGCTGAATCTGCATCCGATAAGATAGATACTATTAAAGTGCGTCAATTTGATTGGAACGTGGATGGCAGTCATCAAGACTATGGATTGGTTGCACAAGAGCTAGAACCTATCGCACCGATAGCGGTCAACGGCAGTGAAGATAGTGATGAGATGATGGGTGTGGATTACAGTAAGCTCGTGCCAATGCTCATCAAAGAAATACAATCATTGAGAACGAGAGTTGCAGAATTAGAAAACAATTAATTGGTAAGAGATTAAATGCGCTTGAAAGTTAGTGAAGTAAAAACAGAAACCGACCCAAGATATTGGGCTGTATTTGAAAGGCAGAAACTCATACACAAACACATTGCAGAACACGGAATGGTAAATCCGATTGTTGTAAATAGCAATTACGAGTTACAATTTGGCGGGTGTCGTTTTCAGTACGCAGTCTTAAATGGATTAGAATACATTGACGCTATTATCTGCAATAACAAAAAGCAAATTGAACGTCTTCAAGATAAGCAATCTGCTTATGAATATAATTTTTTACCAGAACATTTAATTGAAAGAAGACAAATTATA